CGTGGTGATGGTGGTTATAAATCATCACAACCTGTTGGTGACAAGGCACAAACAATTTTTAATAATTTTACAGGGCCGAAATAAGTTATGGCGAAGTATTTTAATTTTTTTCCAAAAACCCTTTACTCTTTATCAGACAAGTCAACGTCTGCTGATTTTGTAACAAATATTATTGCTCGTTTTGGATTTGAAAATGAGTTAAAGGAAAACTCAAATATCTATTATCCATATGACATTCAAGACGGTGATACGCCGGAAACAATTGCAAACAAATATTACGGTTCACCCGAAAGACATTGGGTAGTTTTATTGTTCAATGATATTATTGATCCACAATACGACTGGCCGCTTGACCAAAGAACGATTATTAAATATATTAATGACAAATATACGGCAAATGGCGCAGCAAACACAACGCCACAAACGGGACTGGCTTGGTCAAAAACAAATACGAAATCATATTATAAATTAGTCACAAGAGTCACCAATAATTCGACAAAAAACACAATTAAAGAAAAAATAGAACTTGATGCCAATACGTATGCAAATGTAGTAACATCAACTTCCACAAGAACACTTCAGAGTGGAACTACTATAACAGAGACAGTGAGTAAAGAGACAGAAACATATTATGATTATGAAATAAATGTGAATGAATCTAAAAGAAAAATTAAGCTGTTGAGATCAGAAATTGTTTCGCAATCAGGTTTACTTGATGAATTCAAACGTGTAATTAACTCCAAAGATTAAACATGTCTACAGTTAATTTACCAGAAACACCGTCGAAGTTTAGTCTCAATGAACTTGCCATCATAACTAAAACAGGTAAGCTGGATATTTCTAAATTATTTCAGGAGTTGAATATATTTGATTCTTTGTTGTCTCCTGTAATGACAGGTGCGGTAGTTATTGTTGACTCAATTGGTTTATCTTCAAAACTTTTGTTTGATGGCTCTGAAGTTCTTTTAGTAAACATTGGCAAAGATACAGATTCGGATGTCTTCAGATTAAAAAAAGCGTTTAGAATATATCGTCAAAGTAATAGAGCCACGTTACAACAGAATGCTGAAACATATACTTTAGAGTTTGTTTCTGATGAGTTTATTTTTTCAGAACAACAAAAAATAAATCAATCTTATAAAACAACTTATAGTGAAGTCGTTAAAAAAATATTGAACAATTATTTGAAGGTTCCCGAACAAAAGTTAAGAGGCGTTTTTCAAAACACCACAGGTGTTCGTGATTTAGTAATACCCAATCTCAAACCGATTGAAGCGTTAGAGTGGTGTGCTAAACGTTCTATCGATCAAAAAAAGTCACCTAACTATGTTTTCTTTGAGAACAATTTGGGATTCAATTTTGTTTCGTTGTCATATTTGCTTTCTTCAGATTATTTGTTTAAGATTAAGTTTCCCGCAAAAAATTTAGAAGAAACAAAAGCAAATCAAGACTTATTAAGTCCTAGACATTTTGAAGTTGTGAATCAATCCGATAAAATAAAAACTATCAGAGAAGGTGTCGCTTCTGGTACATTCATAGGATTTGATCCAATTACCAGAACGATACAGAATAAACGTATAGGATTTGAGGATCATTATAATGCTATGGATCATGGCAACGACACTGCTAACTTTTCCCAATCAAAAAATCGTGGTGGAGAAAGGGCAACTGAAGCCTATGACTCTAAAAAAGTGTTGAGTATTTTTGGTGCAAATATAAAGAACAGTGCTTATGTTAAAAAATACGATCCCACATCAATATCAAAAGTTGAGACAACAGAAGATTTTATGTTTGCCCGCAAAGCAATTTTTGCCAATTTAATGAACAAAAGAATCAAACTTGTAATGCCGGGCAATTTTCAACTGACTTCGGGTTTTAATTTGAATGTTCGTGTACCAGACTTTTCGAAAAAAGAAAGTGGTTCGGAAAACGAAGATCGTTCATTGAGTGGGAAATATTTAATTATTGCTGCAAGACACATTATCAAGTATGATATGCATGAGACAGTTTTAGAACTTGCAACAACATCGAACGAAACAGACTTTATACCACAAAGTGTACCAGAGCAGAACAAGGTGATAGAGAATTATGGAAGCTACTGATAACAAAGACTTTGCTGGTAAAAACGGCTTTATTTGGTGGGTTGGAATTGTTGAGAAAATCAACGATCCATTAAAGTTGGGACGCTGTAAAGTTCGATGTGTTGGTTGGCACACAGATAATAAATCACTGTTACCTACAGACTCTTTACCATGGGCTCAGTCTGCTCTCCCCTCAAATAATACTAATCCATATCCACCACGTGAAGGTAATATGGTATTCGGATTCTTTTTTGATGGAGAAAATGCACAACAGCCTGTAATTTTGGGAGCGTTGCCGAGTATACCTCTTATTGCTGCAAACTATCAACAAGGTTTTAACGATGCAAGAACTCCAACAGAAGTTGCTGCTGCACCCGTAAAGCCATATGAGTCTGCAACTAATTATCCACGAAAACTAGATGAACCAACAACATCAAGACTTGCCAGAAATGATTCAGACTATCCATCAGAAATTGTAGCGGCAAAGAAATCAAAACGAGCAAGTAAGGTTGAACCCGCACCATACTATAATGCAAAGTATCCATATAATAATGTGTACGAATCCGAGTCTGGTCATGCGTTAGAATTTGATGACACAAAAGGCTCCGAACGTGTGCATCTCTATCATCGTTCAGGTTCTTATGTTGAGTATGGCCCACTGGGTGATCGTGCAGAAAGAATTCAGCGCAATAAGTTCGAAGTTGTTATTGGTGATGAGCAAGTATATGTGAAGGGTGATGTTAAGATATTTGTCGATGGTGATTACGATTTAAATGTCACAGGAGACATTAAAATTAACGGTAAAACCGTCAATCTCAATCAGGGAACAAAGGGTGCGGCTCGCATTGGCGACACGACTTTGGATAATGATACTGAGTTGAATGGACCAGATACTGGAACAATTAGAAGTGGTTCCGGCACAGTATTCATTGGAAACTAAGATAAATAAAAGATGTCAACTACAATTACGTCTAACGAACCAAAAATACAGGTCGAACGTTCGTATAAAGACCTAGATTTAAACTTTACAGCACATCCCGTTAAGAAGGATGTAAGCCGACATTTGAATGAAAAGGCTATTATTAACTCTGTAAAAAATCTAGTGTCTACTAACTTTTACGAAAGACCTTTTCAACCAGACTTAGGCTCATCAATTCGTTCTTTATTATTTGAGCCAGTCGATTCTGTTTTTGGTGCTTCAATAGAAAGACGTTTATTCGATGTTATTAATAATTATGAGCCAAGGGTTTCTGTTGAGTCGATTGTTGCAATTCCTGCTCCTGATGAGAACGGTTATCGAGTTTCAATGACTTTTTTTATTGTCAATTTACCCAACCCAATTACAATCAATTTCTTTTTAGAACGTATAAGATAAAATGGCTGAACCACTACAAGTTACCGAACTTGATTTCGATCAAATCAAACAAAATTTAAAGACTTATCTGAAGGGTCAGTCTGAGTTTACCGACTATGATTTCGAGGGTTCTGGTCTAAGTGTTTTGTTAGATATTCTGGCATACAACACACATTATAATGCTTATTATCTGAACATGGTTGCCAATGAAGCATTTATGGATACTGCTTTGCTGCGTGATTCGGTTATCTCACACGCTAAAGTTTTAGGTTATGTTCCATATTCAAGAAAAGCACCACGTGCAACAATTAATTTTGTCGTCAATACTAATGTTGATGATGATATCTCTCTGACTATACCAAAGGGCTTCACATTCTTATCTAATGAAATTGATGGAATCAGTTATAATTTTGTTACACTGGAAGAAACTAGAGTAACAAAATCAGCTACAGATTTTACATTTTTAAATCTACCAATATATGAAGGTCAGCTAGTAACGTATAATTACACGCTTGATCAGACCACAAATCCAAAACAATTGTTTTCGCTTCCGGATACTAATGTAGATACTTCTACTTTAACAGTTTCGGTTCGCAGTTCTATATCAAATACAGATTCGGAAGTTTATACTTTAGCTTCTGATGCATCTACTGCAACCACAACATCCACTGTTTTTTATTTACAAGAAAACAGAGGTGAAAAATACGCTATCTATTTTGGTGATGGTGTAATTGGTAAAAAGTTACCTAATGGTGCCGTGGTTAGTATTACATATCTAATTACAAACGGCACAGCTTCCAATAAAGCAAACAATTTTGTTGCGACAGGAGTTCTTGCTGATTCTCTTGGAAATCCACAAACTGATTTTACGATTACTCCAGTCAGTGAAGCTGCTGGTGGTGCCGAAAGAGAATCTGTCGATAATATTAAATTTGCTGCACCCTTACAATATACAACACAAAATCGACTGGTAACATTTTCTGATTATGAGTCATATATTCTAAAAAATTATCCCTCTATAGAATCAATTTCTGTTTGGGGAGGTGAAGAAGAAGTGCCCCCTAAATTTGGTATAGTTTACATTGCACTAAAACCAAAACAAGGTTATTATCTATCCAATACAGAAAAGCAACGCATCAATGATGAAGTAATACAACCAAAAGCAATTGTTGCGATTCAGACAGTATTTCGTGATCCTGAATACTTGTATTTGGTTATTTCGCCAACAGTTACATACAGTTCGAATAAAACAACTCTTACAGAGACTCAGTTAAAAACGACTATTAGAAATGCTATATTGAATTATAAGACAACTAATTTAGATAAATTTGAATCTCAATTTATACTCTCTAAAGTACAAGATGCTATTGATTCGGTTGATACAAATTCGATTATTGGTTCCAGTGTTTCGGTTCGTTTACAGAAACGCTTTACTCCAACTCTAAATGCATCTGTACCATATACAATTAATTTTAATGCTCCTTTGCGTAGAGGAACGATTGGGAATAAGTTGACATCAACATTGTTTACTGTTGCAGACTCCCGAGGTATTGATCGTGAAGTTCAGTTTGATGAAATACCACAATCATTTTCTGGAATAACATCAATTCAGGTGACTAATCCAGGTGCTGGTTTTACTTCTCCACCAACAGTCACAATTGATGGTGACGGAACTGGAGCCACTGCAACTGCAATAATCGTAAATGGCCAAATTAATCGTATTGAAATTGTAAATCGTGGTATTGATTATACACGTGCCACAGTGTCAATTACTGGTGGCGGCGGCTATGGTGCCACAGCTACCGCAGTCATTGATGGAAGAACTGGAACAATTCGCACAGTCTATTACGATTCATTTGCACAGAGACAAGTTGTTGATGAGAACGCAGGCGAAATTGATTATGATGCCGGCACAGTTACAATCACAAACATTGCGATTAAAGATGTACAGTCGGTTGAAGGTGATATTAGACTTTCAATTGAGGCTGAAAAGGGAATTATCAGTACAACAAAAAACACAATTATTACGATAGATCAAGACGATCCAACATCAATTAGCACAACGTTAGAACCTGTATAATGCCAGCAGATTTAAAAACATCGATACTTGTTAATCGTCAAGTTCCCGAATTTATTCGTGACGAATATCCCAAGTTTATTTCATTCATAGAAGCATATTATGAGTTTCTTGAGGCTCAAGCTAATACTGCGACTACTTCAAATAATTTAATTACTACTGCAAAATCATTACGTAACATTGCTGACGTTGATGAGTCGTTGGATCAATTTGAGAAAAACTTTTATAACACATACGCAACTTTAGTTCCTCTTGAAGTTCAGTCGAATAAGGCTCTTCTCTTCAAACAACTATTACCACTATACAAATCAAAGGGATCAGAAAGTTCATTTAAACTTTTGTTCCAGTTAGTATTTGGTGAAGATATTGAAGTCATTCTACCCAAAAATAATGTTCTACGACCATCAGCAAGTGTTTGGCAAGTAGATAGTAAACTCAGAATTAATCCCGATATCTCAAGTCGTTATATTGGTAACGGAACTAATAAGGTTTTTTATTTGGCACAGCAGTCGGGTATTGATGATGTTAATGTTTTCGTTGACAATGTGCTTAAAACACCCAAAGTTGATTATTTTATTAACAGAGAATATCGACAGCTAAATTTTGTTTCTGCACCATCGAACAATGCAGTTGTTCTTGTCAACTACGATAATTTTAATATTGATTTATTAAACAATCGTAAAGTCACTGGTTTGAAATCGGGTTCTAGTGCTATCGTCGAATCAGCATCAAAGAGAACAGTTTCAGATACTCTGAATCTTGGTCTTCCTGTAGAACTTTTCATCAATCAAGAATCTTTAACTGGTCCGTTTTTAAACGGCGAATTGGTTTCGATTCCAATTAATGATGAAGACAACAATACATCAATTGATATTATTGCATCAACGTTTTCGATTATTCGAAAAATTAATGTATTAAAATCGGGAAATAATTACAGCGTAGGTGATATTGTTTCTATTACTGGTGGTAATGCTTCAGTGAATGCTTTTGGTACTATTGAAACTGTTGTTAGTGGTAAAATTGAATCTACCTTAATTCATCATGGGGGTGCATTATTTACCAATGCATCTCCGATATCTGTTTCTGGAAATAGCGCACTAACTACAATGATAGTTGTTGTTGATGGTATTGATCTTACAGGAGCAAATGCTGCGAACTCTTTTACCGCTTCACCAGATGTTGTTTCGAATTTAAGTTTAAATGTCGGTGGAACGGTTTATGTAAACAGTTCAAATTTCGGTGCAGTATTTTCAAAGTCTAATATCAGTGCAAAAAATACTGTTGCTGAAGCACTAAATTATATTACTATAGCAGCAGGACCGATTTCTAACGTAAGAATTTTAACTTCATCAATTCCCCTAAGTCAAAAATTCTTTACAGTTTTTGATGCAGCCGGCGCAGAATATGGCTCAAATACGCCATATCGTTATTCAAAAAGTTTAAAATCGATTGGTCGTTATAAAATTAATGCTGGTGGCACAAACTATAAAGTTGGTGATGAAATTGTTTTTGGAACAAATCCACTTGGAACTTATGGTCAACACGCCGCAGCCGTAGTTGGGAAAGTAGCCGCAAACGGATATATTTTAAGAATTGATTCTGCCAACTCACGCATTCGTGGTACAGCTTCCGTTAATAGTGGTTGCAATGAGATTACTGGAACTGGTACTTTTTTTACTCAAGATTTGAGAATTGGTGATGTAGTAGACATCAACGGTGAATCTAGAATTGTAACATCCAACTCTTTGGACACGACTGTTGTAGTCTCTTCTGTATTTACGTATACAGCACTAGATAAGAAAGTTGGAGTTTATAATCGTTGGCCGTTAGGTGGATATGGTTACGAACAGAATAACTTCCCGTCTATTTCAGTAAGTTCTGCAACAGGTTCTAGCGCAAGTGTAGAAGTGGATTCTTTAATTGGGGATGGAGAAAGATTAGAACCTACTGGCTTTGGTGCTAACGGTGAAATTGTTTCGATTAAAGTTGTGAATCCTGGCTCAGGTTACGAGTTTAGTCCTATTGTAAATATCTCTGGTGGCGATGGAACGGCAACAGCAAACGCTGAAGTTGAACGTTCTTATGCGTTTGGTTCGGGTCGTTGGTTAACTTCAGATTCAATTATTTCTTCAGCAGAAAGAAAAATTCAAGGTGAAGATTATTATGTGGACTATTCTTATGTAATTTCTTCAAAAATTGAATTTAGCAAGTATAAAACTTTACTCAAACAATTATTACACCCAACAGGTTTAGTTAATTATTCATTCTACAATAAAGAAACAATAGTCGAACTTACAGATGCGGAAATTCAAAGTATTTCAGGAAATACTATCTCTGGAACCGTAAACGTTGGTAGTGGAAGAATTCTAGTTACTGGTGTTGGAACAAAATTTAATATTGCAAACACACGAGGAATTTTGTCTATAGGGTCATCAATCGCAGTAAATGGTGAATTGAGAAAGATTAATACCATTCTAAGTAATACGGCATTAATCACAACATTAAACGTTTCGCAAATAACGATAGGTGAAAATAGAGGTGATCTATACTCAAATGGATACCTTGTATTCTCTGGTGGTGGTGGACAAGTCACCAGTTTGACAATTACAGCAGCAGGTTCTGGATATGAGAATGGCACTATAACATTCTCTGGAACAGATGAAGCGGTTCCCGCTGTTGCTAATGTGGAAGTATTTGCTTCAAATGGTGTAATTAGATACGTAACTCTCATATCTGGAGGGCTTTACGAAAACGCACCTACAGTATTACCAGATTCTAATCCACATCGTGTTGTTGACGCTAACAGTATTAGAATAAATGTTCGTGGTCAGGGATATTCGAATGGATACTTAGTATTCTCCGGTGGTTCACCACTGAGAGATGCGAACGTTCGACTCATTGTTCATCCGAACACAGTTGTCAATACAGTTGAAGTTATTGATTCTGGGTTGTATCAATCAAATCCAACTGCTGTACCAAATTCAAGCCCGAATGTAGTAATATCAACCGTGACAGTAAACAGCACAGGTAATGGTCATTCAAATGGTGTTCTAGTATTTTCCGGTGGTGATCCAGCACGTGCGGCTACAGTTCGTGTTGAAACCTTCCCGCCGAATAGCGCACAAGTACATTCAATTACTGCAAACTCGGATGCTCATGGTACAAATGGTTATGTAATATTTACTGGTGCTGGTGGAGTCATCGCTGCAAATGCAAGAGTCTATGTAAACTCAACTGGCGCAATTATAAATGTGGCCGTGGCAGCAAATGGATTGTACACAGGCACCCCAACTGCAACAGTGAACACAGGAAATGCTGTTTTAACTTTGCAAATGAAATCTTTAGATGGCCAGATTCGTAAAGTTACTATTGTGGATCCTGGTCTTTATTTGTCTGCACCGACTGCTGTTCTGAATACATCTCCGAACTCAGTAATTTCAGTTACATCAAACACCGTTGCAAATACATATGTTGGTCGAAGTCTAGCAAATGGTTATCTGATCTTTAGTGGTGGTCTTGCAGTCAGACCAGCAAATGCAACATACAATGTTTTTGCGTCAAATGGTGGAATTAATATGCAGTCTATTATTGTTACCGATGTTGGATTGTATCGCATTCCACCAACATCCGTGACACCGAATGTGGTTCCTGTTTCAGTAACACAAGCGTTGACGCTTACTGCCGGTGCTGGTTATTCTGGTTGCACATCAGGTTATCTGATTTTCTCAACTAATCAAGGAACAGCAAATACTCCCGCAAATTGCTTGGTTACAATTTCTGGTGGTGCAATTACTTCAACGGTTGTTTTAGATTCCGGTCTTTATGCTAACGGTCAAGATATTATTGTTGTTGGTGTTTTGAATCCCGCAACCGGAACATTGTATGCTCCATCAACACCTGCAACTTTCAGTATAGGCTATAACGCCAACACATTAGCTTCTGCTAATTTGGTAGTTACAACATCAGCAAATGCCGGACAAACTGCTTCCGTTACGATTACTGCTAGTAGTAATTCTTATACAAGTGC